TAGTCTCTGACGTTGCTGCGTTGGCTGCACTCGTGCTCGCTGCGCTGGCCTGTGTTGTAGCTGTAGTTGCACTAGTAGCTGCGCTGGTTGCACTAGATGTTGCATTGGTCGCGCTAGTAGACGCAGAAGATGCGCTAGAAACTGCGTTTGTTTCGCTTGTGCTCGCGTTGGATGCGCTTGTAGCTGCATTAGTTGCGCTAGATGCCGCAGCAGAAGCACTGGCAGCAGCTTCATTTGCTTTGTTAGTAGCAGTCTGGGCGTCTAGTGCTACCTGTGACGCATAAGCATCCGTAGTAGCGTCACCTGAACCACCATCACCACGATAGATTGGCATAGACTGCTCCTAAGAAAACAAACAAAAAGAAAGGGAAAAGGGGCCGTTGCCGACCCCCTAGAACGATCACTCGTCAGCAATAGCAATGATAAAGCCAGCTTCTGGGCGATAGGTTTCGACCCCGTAGAGGGTATCTGCGGTGTACAGAGTACTCAAATATTCTTGTTTGTATTGAGTCTGCGAACGCACAGCCATTTGCTCTGCCATTACAAGGGCGTCCTTGTGGAAGAACAAGCAGCCACGGGTGTCTACAGATGACGCAGAGTTCTGAGCAGCAGCTTCGATGACCGGAGCGTTGCTAGAAACGTATACGTCTACACCGTACAGGTTGCCGATAAGACCAGACTCAACACCACGACCACCAACAAAGTCAGAAGAAACGTAGCGATCAATGCCCATGATTGACTTACGAGCCGCAGGTGGGATCACCAGCACACGACCGTCCATCGGCACATCAGCATCGTCCATGAGCTTGATTGCTTCACGGAGAGCAAGGTCAGTAAAGTTGTCACCAGACGTTACAGTGTCAACAGCGTAAGCAGCAAGGCCGCTAGAAGCGTTGACATAGTAGCTGTTGCTGTTTACCCAGTCAGCACCAGTGTTGGCAGGAGACTGAGTACGAGTTCCGTCACCGAAACCAGTAGCAGCGTTGATAAGATCAGTGTCAACTTTCAGAGCCAGTTGATAACCAGCGTCTTCAGTGTAGAACTGTCGCAGAGAGGACAGAGCCTGTACTTCTACGATGTCCTCAATCAGACGCGAGTACTCAAAATGACGGTCTACAGTGATCGTCAGTTCTGACTCAAGGTTAGCCTGAATCGTAACTGCAGTAGCTTCTGACTTAGCAGATGCAGAGCCACGAACGGGCTTAGGTACATGAATAACGTCACCCTTCTTGCCTGTCATAGCGAGACGCTTGACAAGGGGAGCCATCTTCAAGTTCTTTTGATAAGCGGCGATTACTTCGTCGCTCCAGATTTCCCACGCTATCTGATGTAGCGTCCGACTATAGCATCACAAGAGTTGTAGTATTTTCTCTTGTGCCTTCTCACTTAGTCTGTGCGGGTCACGCTTCATTAGCTTAAGCTCCTTTCGGATAGCGTCCCGTACCTCTGTACTGACTTGCTTTCCTTTAATGTTTGTCTCTAACCAAAGACAAAAACGGGCTTGTTCCCTCTTCAGGAAAAGATGATTGACTACGTTTCTTAACACCGGACAGGCTTGCCTGTAACCATTCCATGAAAGAGTTACTGCGTCCTGCCAGTTAGGGTTTTTACTTTCGCGGTGTTCTATGTGACCACCTAACGAGTTCTGTATAAGCCCTAACAGTGCTACGGTGTTTGCTGCCATTCCAAGACGTAATCTTGGTCTAACGTAGACGCCTTTTGTTACCTGAACGTCTATGCAGCCTTCGCCGTCAATCAATCCTGCTAAATACTTCCAACTTACACGCTTCATGGATTTCCTCCGAACTGCGCTTGTTAGTTTGTCGTGTTCCCTCTGATTACCTCGTAAGGCTTCCAGTTATTTAGAGAAGGTTTTACATCCCCAAAATTATAGGCTAGGGATAAAAGTCCCAGCAGCGGTCTTATCTACTACAGCATTAGCTGTAAAATAAGCACCAGAGGTTTCACCAGCCATAATAATTCTCCTTTAGGCTATCGAACCCGACCCTCTGCGTACGCCTTCAGTAATTCATCTGATAGGCTTTGGTAACGCTCTGGGTCGGTACGCATAAGTTTAATAATGTCAGCACGACGATAAATTTTCTTGCGTGATCCCTCTGCTGTTCCGCGAGCATTGCCTGTGCTTGCCGACTTAACTGCATTTTTACGGGCTGCTTTCTCAGCTTGCGCTGTCTGTTGAACTACTTGGTTACGCTCCTTCCAGAGACTAAACAATTCGTTCGCAGCATCGTAATCGTACTGTTGGTCAGCTTGAACAAACAACTGTGTTCTGACCTTTGACCCTTTGATCCACTCAGCAAACCTAGGATCTTGGAGAACTTGCTCCATATCCGGATGTTGCTGCTGAAGTTGTGCTAGAGTAGACTGTTTCTTAGCGAGTTCAGTGTACTGTTGCGCTTCTTTGATCTTTGGGTGGTTGTCTATAGCCCGACTAACAGCGGTCTTGGGATCAACAAAGAAATCAACATCATCTTCATCGTCTTGTTGTTGCTGTTGTTGAGGTGCTTGTTGTGTAGAGAGTTGTGTCTGGATGTAGTCATCAACAACTTTACGTAACTCGCCAACTTCCGTACTCTGTTTACCTGAGAACTTCTCAAGCTCTTGGTGCATCTGTACAAGTTCTTCGACAGACTTACCTTGGTACTTTTCCGGTATCTCAGGCTCCTGAGGTTGTTCCTCTTGTTCTTGAGGAGTCTCTGTGGTATCCTGTGTGTCGAGTTGATCGGTTGCTTCTAACTCTTCTTCCTGACGCTCATCAATTAGTGTCGCTCTTGACATTGTAAACTTTACCCCGCCTTTATAGGTTATGGAGAAATAAAATGGGAGTTGCCTCTAGTGTTGAGATTCCCTCGTAGTTTTCCCAGCGTTCTCGTGTTCACGTACCCACTTCATGTGCCTACCGGGGAAATCCCCTGAAGCACCTTCTAGGATATGCTGAGTAGCTGAGACAATTTTTGTAGCGTTAGCACCACAACCGCACCTACTGGTTGTAGTACCTGCTTCTACAAAGTCTTCGAATACGTGACCGTTAGTACAACGAAAGTCAAATACTTTAATCATCTTCTTCTGGAGGCTTAGACGCTTCCTCGTAGTTAGTTTTAACGATAGTTTCCATGTTCAGTAAGTGGGCTAATACGTTTAGTTGTCCCTTACGAAAGAACATATCGTCAGCATCTTTAGTTGCTTCTACGCTGTTAATTTGAACAGCATTATTACCAAAGTCCTGCATCAGTTGTTTCCAACCTTCTGTCAGAAAAAGACTAAAGTAATTGTCGTAGTACGCTTGAGTTTCTTGATCCACTTGAGGCCTCTTCGGTTATCTCTGTTAATAAGGTGTACCTAAGTACACTTTATATTATATCATACTTTTTTGCGTTTGTCAAGTATTATTTGCGTTTTTTGGCAGTTTTTCGTGCTTTTTTAAACGCAGCAGCTGTAGGAGCGCCTTTAGACCCCGGTTTACGCATCTTCTCGCCTGATCCAGCCTTGATGCGCTTACGTTTGGCGTGGATATTAGCGTACAACCCTTGTTTAGCCACGTTTTTTAGCCTTCTTTTTCTTCATGACAGCTTTAGCTTTTGCGGCAGCGGCCTTGCCTTTTGCGGTATACGCATAATGTTTCCCACCTACTTTTGGCATAACTATCTCCTTACCATTTCACCTTGTTTGCCCAATATGCTGCAGACATCTTGCCCTTAGAAATGTTCTTAGCGTGTCTTGCCTTGAACGATTTGCGCCTAGCTTTTTCTTTAGCAGTACTAGGGCTCTTGCCAGCGCCTGATACGCCCTGTTGTCCAAAGCGTATAGTCTTAACCTTGTCGCCTTCCTTGGCTACAACTACGTGAGACTTCTTTGGATGATTAGGAGTCCTCTTCGGCTTGTTGTACCCTGCGACCCCCGCTCTTGCTAGTCTTGGGTCCTTTTTCTTTGGCACTAGATGACTCCTTCTGGTGCTGGGCCGACATTTGGCCCTCTAGGTCCACGAGGCGCTTCTCTAGCTCCTCCAATTTGTCGAACTGGTTCTTGAACAGGCCGTTGATCTGCTCTAGGAAGTTGTTCATTTCGGTTTGTGTCATTAACACGACGAGGTTCTCCTTGGTTATTTAGGGCCTTTTCTTTCAGTGCTACTTCAGCAATCCTAAGCCTACGCTCAAACTCTTTGTCATCTGCGTCACCAGCCTGAAGGTTGCGTGTAATAGCACTAATCTTGTCAATCTCTAGCTCTTCCGGCGCAAGCTGAGCATCAATCATGTACTTAGCGGCCCGTGCCTGAGACTCTGCAGCTTGTCCTTGTAGTGCCGCAGTCTGACTCTGCTGGAACTCGAGCTGTGCCGGTTGAGCCATTTGAGCCAGCTGCTGTTCCAGAGGATCTGGCTGGTTAGCCTGTTGCAGAGA